ACCATCAGGAATATCATCATAACATTTGCTAGGTATTTTATCGTCTGCGACAACATCTTTAAGATGTACGACCCTATCTTTTGCATTTATCATCTCCATATTATGGACCTGCATCAGTGCAAGTCTACCACTTTGTTTATCAATAGCTAAGAATGCTCCCTTATCTTTGCCTTGAGCTTCAACGTAACCTGATAGCTGTGCAATATAACCAAAGGGGTCATCATTTATTAATGAACGATTTAAAAATTTTTTAAATGAGTAAGCACTTGCAGACTTACAGTCTGTAACAACACCATCTATCTCACAATCTTGGTGTCCTTTGATACCCTCAATGTCTACTTCTAATTGTTCATTCTTAACTTCATGTCCTGCAGTTTTAGCAAGTAATAATAAAAGTTCCTCAAGGATATGCCCATATGTAAACTTTATCTTTACCCAAGCAGGTAGGTTTTCTTTCTGAACATCTTTTGATTTATACCAAACTTGTCTGTCAGGTTTACCTATCTGAGACATTCTTAAGTTATTATTTTCTGACCTTGTATTAAATAACATATGTATAGCTTTACCTACATTCTCACACATTAAATCTATGTCTTCCTTTTTAGGTTGGACTCCATTAGATATACTGTCATACATATCTTGTACTAAAGTTTCAATCTGTTTCATAGAAAAAAATAGGGGTGAGTTATTAGCTACACCCCTATGTATTTAAAGATTAATAAAGCTAGACAGGTATCTCAGCGAACTCCTGCTTAGAAGTTGTAGATGAAGTTACTACACTTCCATCTGGAATTTCCTCAAATGCTGAAGCTGATTCGTCTCCTGCATAAGGAACTAAGTCCACAACTTGTACTGCTTGTAAGTCTGCACTCACTCCAGTATTACCTGTTGGTTTATGCACCCACTCATATGTTTTATATAAAACATTTACAGCAGAACCATTACCAATTAGAGTTCCTTCAAGAGGTCTCTTCATATTATCAATGACATCAGGTGCTTTGTTAAGGCTACCATCTTTTCTTTTAGCTTTTCTTTTGATAGTAACAAAGTCTCCTTTCTCATCTCCTTTGTTTTTAATCTTAAGACCATCTGATTCAGCAATCTTTTTGTTCTTAGAATCAAGAGATAAGTCTAAAGTATAGACACCATCAGAATCAAACGTAGTGTTAGGTGATACTACAGATGCCCAGTAGGCTTTACCATTTATAACAGTCATATATTCTCCTTGTTAGTTGTTATTATGTCGTATTAACTACGACTATCTTTAATTATGTATTATAACTTATGTCCTAATACATTGTCAACACCTAATAAAAATAATTATTTATTAGTGTGTCTCTGCCCAGTTACTGCCTATCTTAAACTCAGCATCAAGTGGACATTTAAGATTAAGTTGTTCAGTTGTCTCATTGATTGACAGTTTCACAACCTCTCCCATTTTTTGTACGTCATTCTTATTAACTTCAAACTGATACTCATCATGTATTGAAGCAACAAGATTAACATCCAAACCTTTTTGATAAATATGTCTTATCATATTTCTTAACCATACCTTACATGCAATAGCACCTGCTCCTTGTATAACAGTGTTCACTGCTTTATGTGCAGACCTAACAGGAAACAATCTACCATCTAGTCCTAAGACTCTACCAGATGCACCTGCTTGTTCTACTTGAGCACGAAATGATTTAAGTTTAGGTAGCTCAGATAAAAATTTGTTTATAAGTTTCTTACCTACACTAGCATCTTTAGAACCTACGATAGATGAAACCTTCATTGCTCCTGCTCCATACAAAAATGCATAGATAAAAGTTTTTGCTTGGTCTCTGTTGGTAAGTCCTGCCATGTTCATGTTTCTTGTATGTATATCTCCATTTAATATCTCATGTGTGTATGAGGGTGTATCAATAAAGTGTGCAAGTAATCTAAGTTCTAATCCACTTGCATCAGTACCAAAGATAACATGAGTATCAGGCTTGTCAGTAGTCCAACAAGACCTACACTCATTACCATAAGGTGAGTACACTGCAGGTATCTGAGCCATGTTAGGTTTAGTATGACTCATACGACCTGACACACATCTCAATGTTAATACACGACCATGTACTTTATTTGTCTTTGGATTAACTTCATCTATCCACGAAGATATTTGTGAAGTTCTTTTCTTTAATAACAAATACTCTGCTATTAGTTTAGCTTCAGGTACATCTTCAATCTTAGATAGCACACTCTCGTCTACAATAGGAGAGTTCTTATCAGTAAACTTTTTAGGTTTCCAACCTAACATCATAAGTCTTTCAGCTATCTGCTTACGAGATGCAAGATTAAAATTCTCATAAGTTACTTTGATAAAGGGTTCACCCTTAACATACCCACGACTTTTGTTATTTACCTTTGGTGTAAACTCTTCCTCTCTTTTTAAGGGAGGGAAAGTTTCATGCACTTTATTTTCTAGTTGTTCAGCTTTATCTGTTAACTGTGCATGTAAACTTGTAGCTTTCTGTTGGTCTAAATAAAATCCATTCTTCTCTTGTCTAGTAATAATTGCTCTAATGTCATGCTCTAATCTTAAGGACTCAAGTGAAAACTTTTTACCTTCAAGTCTTAAATGATTATAAACTTTATGTGTTAAGTCAACATCTCGTTTGCAATAAGTCAACATCTCATTACTAAATCCTGAGAAGTCATGGAAGTCTATCTTGCCCATGCCTAATCTTTTACCCCAAGAATCTAGTGAGTGTCCTCCTTCTCTTTCAGGGTTATATAGCTGAGACATAATTAAAGTATCTTCTATTTGAGATAGCTTTATATTTGTATCAGTTAATTTATTTAATACTGGAGCATCAAACCCTACTCCATTATGCATGATGATTTTCTCTGCATGTTTCTCTATAAACTTAGGAAACTTTGTATAGCAATCATCCCCAACAAAGGCATAGGTATCCCCTGACTCAATGTTCTTTGCAACAATACAATATATTATTGTCGCATCTAATGAGTCTGTTTCTATGTCTACAATTATATTCATTTTATATTAACATACTCCTTAATTGTTTTTATGTCAAATAGTTTTTGTAAATTTATTAAGTACATTCGTGAAGCAAAGTGGTCACCACCCTTCACAGATATTTTATTAGGTAAAGATTCTAATATTTCTTTAAGAGAATCTACTTCAAAGACTAGAGTTGCATAAGTTTTTTTACCTACACATAAGTTATGAAACCAGTAGTCAGCTTCAGTTGCAGCGATACCTGATGGCTTGCCATAACTCTCATACTCTATAGCTATGTTGCCTGTTTTTTGCCAGACATCTCTCTCAGATTTAACTTCAATCTTTTTATTTTGTAGCATGTCTTTGATAGAATCTTCTCTGACCTTGCCATAAGCTAAGTCAATATCAAATTTCTTTCTGTCTTTTTTCTTAGGTTCTAAAGTCATTTTCATCTTTCTCCTTAAAAGGGTTTTCAATCTCACTCATTCTACCATTCTCATCTGACCATAATAAATAAGAAGCTACACCAGTTGTACCTGCATATCTATTCTTTAAGACTCTAATGGTTGAAGTGTTACTTGCTATCTCATCTTCATCTTGTTGGTTTCTTTCCATACCAATCACTGCATCACTAAGTTGTGCGATTGAATGCGAACCTCTAAGATGTGATAGAGATACCTGCTTACCTTCTTCATGTCCTTTATCATTATCAAGTCTTCGTAAGTGACAGGCAAGTATGATACCAATCTTAACTTCTGAACATAAACTTCTGAGCTTAGTCATCAGCATGTCAATAGCTTTTCTTTCATTACCATCATCTCTACCTGAGATAATCAAACTCAAATGGTCAAGGACAATCCACTTACAGTCACAACCTTTAGCCATGTATCGTATACGATTAATGACATCATCATCTTCCATAGAACCAAAGTGGTCATAGATAACTAACCTATTACCCTTCATTTCTGCAGACCATTTATGTAAGTCTTCTTTAGATTGTTTCTTCCACTCCTCAGGTTTATGTAACTGTTTGTTAACATGTATACCTACGAGTCCTCTGAAAGTTCTCTTGTGTTCTTCTTCAAGAAACATTAGACCAATACTGTCCTCAGTATTTTTCCAGATATGATAAACTAATTCTCTAAGTAGAGAAGACTTACCCATACCAGTACCTGATGTAAGAGTAACAAGTTCTCCCACTCTCATACCATAAAGTTTTTTATTGAGTCCCTCATATGGATATGAAATAGAGTGTACTTCTTTCTCATCCCACAAGGTATCTTGTATATCATCAAAGGTAACAATACCTGCAGGAGTAAATGACTTAGCATTCCACCAGTCTCTCATGAAGTGTTCTCTCTTGCCAGTTTTTAGATACTCATTAGCATCTTTCAAGTCAAGGTTAACGACCTTACATTTGTTAGGTGAAAATAGTTCAGCGACTTTACTTGCAGTTGCTCTGCCTATCTCGTCACTATCAAAACAGATAACTATATTCTCAAAGCTATTAAGATATTCAAAGTTATGTTTACAATCTCTGACTGCTGAAGCTACTCCATTCTTAATGGAAACACTTGCCCATTTAGAACCCATCATTTCATAGGCAGATAAGGCATCACATTCTCCCTCACATATAGTAAGATACTTACATGAACCTTCAGGAAATAAATGTTGTCCAAACAATTGTGCTGAACCAAAGTTACCTTGAGCAGTAAACTCTTTAGGTAAGGTTCTAATCTTATTGGCTACATGTTTCCTAGAGCCATCATAAAATGGATAGATATGTTTTGTAACCATACCATTGTTAGTAATAGTAGTCACACCATATTTTCTAGCAGTCTCTTGAGATATATTTCTATCTCTCAAAGATGTAGTCTGTCCAGTAGATAGGCTACTGTATGTATTATTGTGTGTGTTTGTCATTGGTATCACTTCTCCTTCTCCTTTCTCGTGGTAACCACAGTCAGGTGTGAAACAATAAGCATGTCCATCACTGTATCTACCTAAGTTATTTTTACTGCCACACTTTGGACAGTTCTCATGCTTAACAAATTGACTTTCATTCTGTAACATATTACCCCCTAATGTAATGTTGATTTATTTTTCTTGTCTGTTATCTTATCAAAGCTATCATCAAAATCTTCTTCAGCAGGTGGTAACTTACCTTGTTTCTCCAAGTCTATTTCAATAAGTTCCTGCATAGCATCATTCAATGCATTCTGTATTGTTAAGAATCCATATATCTGTTCTTCAGCTTTTGTTATTGCTAACAAAGATAGAACTCTTGCCATCACATACAATGCTTCAGGCTCATCATTCTTTTTTAGCAAGACAATAACTTGCTTGTAGAAGTCAGTCGTTAGTTCTTCTTTCTGGTCTTTGTCCATAGTCTTCTATTCCTTCTATAAAAGTATTAATATCATGTAGGCTAAGAGACTTAATGTTGCTTTCCCCACTTGCAGTTAAAACAAAATCAGTAATAGATGTAGGTAGTTCGTCATAAGTTTTATATTTCATAGTCATGTGCACCCTCTTTAAACCCTTTCATAATTAATTGTTTTCTTTTTAGTTCTGCATTATGAACTACTTTAATTAATTTGTCAAGATACCATTTTGCTTTTTGCAAATCTTCCAAAGGTTTACCCTTGTAATTGTATCGCCACAAATATTTTAAGTTGTTACCTTTTAAGTAACCTTTAAATTCTTCTTCAGTCATTGATGCTTGTATTGCATCTATACATTCCACCCCATGTTTATTGTAATGAGGTGGGTTATTTACTAAATCTATCTTGCTCATCTATACTCCTTCTTAAAACCACTACCACAATTAGGTTGGTACTGATAGTTGTAGTCCCTTTTAATATCTTCTCTTCTCTTCAAAGGTACAAGAGGTTTTGGTTTTATATCTGGTAGTACCTCTCTAATTTCTTCTACCTTTTTTGCTTGGGTAGGTGTTAACTCTTTGAGATAAGGTTTTCTATGTTTCCATACTTCATTAGTAATACATATATAACCTGTTGCATTTTCTTCTTTTTGTTTATATCTTTCAAATACAGATTGACTATAAGAACAGTCAGGAATTTTACCAACATAAACTTCCTTTTCTCCTATGGGTGTATTCAATATCATTAGTATTATGAATTCATTTATCATTATCTATTCTCCTTTGTTATACATTTTTGTTTATAGTAAACATTACCTAGTAATGTAAGGCTAGGATTAACTGGGTTGGGTGTAGTCTTACCTACATATTCCCACTTACAATTCATAGTCTTATCGTTACTAGCTCGTTGATGGAAGAAGTCTGCATTGTTTAACGAGTAAAGATTAAATACAAAACCTATTACCAAACTTTCAATCATAATTTTTTTCTTTCTGTTTAAGATTAATATACATACAGAACTTGGGGGAGTTCTGTGTAGTCACTTCGCCTATCTATGTGTATGAATGTCTTAGCCACACCAACAGACCACCCTCGTTTCAAGGCAAGTTCAACTAAGTCCTTGCGAGATACACCATCTGAACATGCGACATCAACTGCACATGTATCTGTGTTGTATTTTGTATTACCTATTTTATGGAATGAGTTAGCACTCGCAGGATAACCACGAGACCTCAACCAATCATTGTGTTCTTGTGAACGACATGCTGAAGTAATAGTCATAGGTTTATTATACTCCATTCTAAATGCTATAAGTGTAGACAAAAATCCTTCTTGTAAAACTACATCATGACTTGTAGGACATTGTAGTTCTAAATCATTAAAGAAACTATTGTCGTTGTAATTTTTCCTTAAGCTCATCATTTTCCTCTCTTAATTCTTTTAATTTCTTATAAGAATTATATAATTGTTCAGTTAATAATTGTATTTCTTTTTCATAAGTCTCTTTGGGTNTCATCTTTTGTTACCTCCTTGTTAAATATAAGAAAATTATACANNTTTCTGTAAACTATGTCAAACTTATTCAACCATAGTCAAATTACTGACAGTATTATGTTGTATTATTACAACATTACTCTTCAAAGTAATCTTTAATCTCCTCAGGTGTCAAAAGATTGACAAGTATAGGTGTGTCTTCACCTATATATGCACCTTCAATATTAAAATCTATAAACTCAAGTGCTTCTTCATAAGACATGTCATCTCTTTTAACCAACTTGGTTATCATTTTCTGTTTGTCATAGATAAATACACTCAGCATACCACATCTTGTACCTACACCTATGATACAGTCATCATAGTCATCCCATATTTTCATCACTCACTCTCCTTTTCTACATCTTTAAGTTCTGATGTATCAAATTCATATAATTCAGTAAGTCCATCATTAGAGCAGGAAGTAGTATAAGGTACTGGACATGACCCTAACCATTCATCAAACTCTTTCATTGTAATTAATACTTTCATCACTCACTCCTTTCTATTTTTATATGCCACCTATACTCAGGTTCTGAGATAGCATCTATAAACCTTGTATGTATTTTTAGTCCATGTTTTTTTAATAAAGAATTAATAACAGGTATCCCCTCTTTAAATCCTTCAGAGTAATAGCTATCGTGAAAGCCTAATTCTTTTATCTCATCTTTTACTTTACTCATCACTCACTCCTTTCTCTATCATAGATATCTAAACCATCATCTCTTTTTATATAGAGACTAATTATTTCGTCTACCTTATCAACAGTATCACACCACATGTCTTGATACTCATCTTTTAGAACACACTCGTGACTACTATCTCTGGTGTCAACAACATAAGGTGTATCATTATACTCTGCTCTTATTAATTTCTCAAAGAAATATTCTGAGAGTTCACAGTAAAGTTCTACNTATTCTCCTGAATCCATTATTGGTCGTGCATTTATATTAGTCATCAGTCATCTCCTCTTCAACCTCAAACTCAAGCCTGCTTTGTATAGCAGACAGGAGCACAAGCATTGCTTGGTTAGGGTTAGGTGCAAAGTCATAGGTCATATCAGTAGCTACCTCTGACAAGGCAGTTGCCACTGTCATAGGTTTAATCTTTTTCTGTATAGCTTTATTAACTATCTTCTCAAGCTCAGTAACTACCCATTCAAGTTGCTCTTCAACATGCACATCAGCATCTTTAAATTTCTTTTTGCTTTTAATGTCATATATATTATCACTCATTAACAATCCTCCATTTTTCTATAGGTGTCAAAGTTTCTAGGATTCTCAAGTTTATATTCCTCTAAGTCAAACATAAATGTTAACTCGTCTGTCTCATAGATTTCTTCAATAATAAACTCGTCTACTCCCATTTCAAGTAGATAGTTTTCAGTCACAGACTTTCTTGTACCAGTGTCTCTGTTAGTCAGTGTAAATTTTTGGCTATTCATTTTTACTCCAATCTTTTTTAAGTTTATTAATTACTTCTGTAACATCGTATTTCGCTAAAGTTGTTGATGCTAATACTTTTAGTTTAGCTTCTAAAGCTCCTTCAAACCTCTCAGTTATAGGAAGTTCAACCATAGATTCTATTTGTTCATCTTGAACATTGGTAGGGTCACCATTATTTAATTCATCATAGTCCCCTGACCAAACTTTTTCTTCAGCTTCCTCTTCAGAGTCAGCTTCTACTATGCATTGCCATTCAGCATTAGCATAGGTTGTTACAAGATATTTTTTCATTAGTCTTTCTCCTTTGGATGTAGTGGAAACATAGTGTACTCACCATACTTTTCTTGGTGAAACTTTACATTACATTTCTCTGTTAAGTATTTGCGTAACTCTGAACCCTCATAACCCTCAGTGTCATACCATTTTTTCAAGGTTGGATTATCAAAATCCAATCTTAAAACTTCACTTGCGAATTGATTAGACATATCAATATCTATTGGTGTCTTTAAATATTTACCCATTCGTTACCTCCTTAATTGAAATTGTTTTTAATCTATACATAATGGGATTGTTATTGCTTATGCATTCATACTGCACACACATGCCCTCAGTTGATAGGAGTGCATTCACCCCTCGTATAGTTATTTCAAAGGCATTTGCCTCGTCTTCATTATAAAATGTTAAGTTCATAGCAAAGTCCATAATTAAACTCCTAATATTTGTTTTGAATAATATAATGCATAACATACTGTTCCAAGTATTGCAAACACTTTTATAAATAACATCTGCATATTACACAAACTCCCAATCCCTGCCCCTGCTCTTAGAGAACTCCTTAAACTTTTCAATGAAATCATAGTCTTTTCTAAATTCATCTGTCCCTGCTATGAGTTCGTGATAACTTATCACATCTTTAATATAGATGTCTCCATACTCCCATGAACCATAGGTATAAGGTGAGCGACTCGCAACGTACCACCTAGCATAAGGGTTCTTACTTTCATTTTCTTTTGTCTGATAAGTTTTTAAAACTCTATGCTCAAAGTTTGTTGCTTCATTCTTATAGATTGCATAAGGTGAATCCACCTTAACAGTCTTACCAAATTTATTTTTTGCCATATTTTTTAGTCCTTTCTTTATCAAAATATTTATTTAGTTGTTTGTTAAAACTATCCAACACTATATTGGATAGTTCTTTACAAGCATCAGGGTGTAAGTCCTGAGTGCCATATATTACAAGCTTACTCATCACTGTAGCCACACTTGTTAAGTATGTATTGCCTAGCAATAGGTTTTGCTTGTTCACCAAATGCACCACTTACTTGGGTGATAAGGTCTTGCATAGACCAACCCCTAATCTTAGGGTCAGCTTTGCCTTGAGCCATAAGTGACTCAATATATTCGTGTATTTGTTGCATGTTGCAACTCCTTTCTCACTTGTGTTAATGTAAAATAAATAATATATAATACACAAGTATTATTATATATTATTTTTTTAGTACCAATTATATGGTTCGTTATCTTGTCTCTGCTCTTGCCTATGGTCTTGGATATCTTCTTCCAACAACTCATAGAGTTTATTTAATACATATTCATTTAGTTGTTCTAACTCTTCCATAGTTAATTCAAGATTAAACATGTGCCAAATCTTCATATGTATAGACTCAAAGTGGTGGTCTAAAAAAGTATTATCTTCTGCGACTTCTTCAAAGTTAAACTTTGTAATCCTCTCAGATTTTTTTAATGTGTCATTCCAATATAAGGCATTACACATAACCTTTTGATACTCCTCTTCAATTCTGAAATCTATTTCAGAGTATATTTTTTCTTGTTTCTTGCATTTTTAAATGTTGATTTGACATAGTCAAACTCCTTTCTTTTTGTTATGCCACATAGTATATCTGGCTTGTTACCCTACCAACAAAATGTCTTTTTGAAAGTAGAACTTGTTTAGCTTTAGCTAATGGTTTCCTAGATGTTGCATCAACAAAGCTACTGTACTTATAAGGATTATAAGTAGCTACCTTGATAGGAAAGTTAGGTTCAAACTCACTCTCCCAAGTGCCTACAACATAGGCATGTACATTCTTTTTCTTTTCTCGCAACACTCGTTGTCTGCCTTTCTCTGACACTTTAAACTGTGCATTAAGTAATGGTACACAGTTACTGTGTTTAATTACTTTGCCATAGTTCTCTTTCTCAAGAGAAACAATAGAATAACAGTTCTTATGTAGGTTGTAATAAACTTTAACTCTCATTATTCTATTACCTCCAAAAGTTTTTCCAAAGGTGAACCTTTGAATTGTTTAGAAGTAATAGTTTCCATTGGAAGCCCTTTGTAAACAAGAGCCTTCAAATGTTTGTGTTGACTACTTGTCAACTGTATGTGTTTGTATATCATAATATCTCCTATGATTTATTTACTGTCACTGACATGCTACATGAAAGGAAGGAATCATGCAACATGTTTCGTCTATTTTTAAGACTCTTCAGAGTGACTAACTTTGAACATCAAGCCTTACTTTCGTAAAGTCTTTATTGGTAAAGAAACCAAAGAAACCAGTAAACTTGTTTACTAATTGTCTCAATGAAAGTTTATCATTCACACTAATCTCATCAATAACTTTCTTACCTTGAGTTTGTACTAATACTTCTTGAGTATTAGATGCACCTTCTTGAACAAGAAACTCAAGTCCTTGTATATCTGCAATCATCTTATGAGTTGATGATGCTGACATATCAAAGGGTGAGCAAGTCATCTTAATTTTACCATAGGTAAAAACTGTATTGCCATTATCATTCGTTGTAATTAATGGTGTCTCTGAATAGATTTTATTTTTTGCTACTCTCAAAATTAAGTTGTCAGTTGCCATGTTATTATCCTTTCATGGTGGTTAATGTTTAATATAATAAATACCTATATTAGGATAGGTAAAAACTGTGTTGCCATTATCATTCGTTGTAATTAATGGTGTTTCTGAGTAGATTTTATTTTTTGCTACTCGCAAAATTAAGTTGTCAGTTGCCATGTTATTATCCTTTCATGGTGGTTAATGTTTAATATAATAAATAAATATATATTACACAAGTAATAATATATATTTTTTATTAATGTTGGTAAATCGCAACACTTTTCGCATTGAGATTTGAACCACTACAAAGCACACAGGTTGTGCATGTAGCTCGTCTTCCAGCTTCTTTAGAAGCAGGGCAAAGCACTTCTTTTGTCTTGTCAAGCACTTCGTCTTTCTGCATAACTCTAAAGGTTCGTAGTCCTTTAGACCAGAATTTCTTTGACTCTTCGTAAGAGTCTGCACTCATCATGCTAATATCACTTCTTACATCACAACTACTGTTGTGAGATTGATGTGTATAGCTTGTATGTTTCTTAGCTTTGGATAGTAAACTATCCCAGATGTAGCTAGGTACTGCACTAGGGTCACCATAAGTACCAAGTCTTATGACTTGATTTTCGCCTAGACTTTGTATGTCTTTGTGGTTGTTAACCACTGGATAAGCACCTTTCATTAATTGTTTATAAACAATTAAAACACCTTGGGCTAGATTGACATAGCAAGTTCTGCCTTTAGCTTGTTTTCTATCTGGTTCAGTAGTAACTGAACCCCTATGCTTACAACTACCACAAATTGAGTAGTCTTCGCCAGTTTTACTGGCAAGTCTTGGGTCTATATCACTTCGTATGATATAGGTTTGTGCCATGTTACCAGTCTTTTTGTTCAAACTTTGTGGTAAATATACCACACTTATTGACTTGCCATCTATCAAAGACTTGCCTTGATAAATGACAAAACCTTTAGGTTTTTTGTTATTATTTAGCATGTTCAATCCTTATCTGTTTAATTTTTGATGCAAAATCACTATTAGAAAGCTCATAAGCTGTGCTTTGCAATTCACGATTTGTTTGTTTATACAAATCTTTGTAGTAATCTTCTAATTCCCAACCAAAATCTTCAAGACTTTCACCAACTTCGTTGGTTAATTTATCTAAATGTTCCAAATCTTTTTGGATAACTTCTAGTCTTTCATCAAAGCCATCTGGCAATGTTGTTTCTAAAACAATTTTATGTGTCATGTTAAGTCCTTCCTGTAAGTTGTTGTAATATATCACTACTACTTCTAAAAGAAGTAAGTAGTAGTAATATATAAGTTGTTATCGTTTAGCGATTTCTTGTATGATATCATGGATATCATAAATGTCATCTACAAATTTATTTGTATCACTGCCTTTCGCTTTAATGTGATGGAAATAGTGGCAATGCTTTTTTAGAGTCTTACAAGCAGACTCTAATTCTGCATTGATAGTTTCTTGATTGTTTTTGATATGCCTATCAAAATCAAAGTTTAAATATCTTTTTTCCAAAGATACAAATCTTTCTAGCCATTTTCTTTGAAAAGGTTGCATACTAACTTCAGTTAGTAAGTCTTCTGGTTCATAAGCAATGGACAAGAAACCATTGTCAGATGCCCATTGTTCATAGATTTTATTTAAAAATTCTAAAGTCATAATCAAGTCCTTTCAATTAGTTTTGATAATTCATTTATCAAATCTTTAGTATCTAAAAAACCTTTGACACCTTCACTGTCAAAAGCTTCATTCATAAGTATAAAATCGCTATTTAGTATAGCAATCTCAACTTTTTCTCCATAGTCTCCATAGACTATGCCTTGCTTGTCATAGCCATTATCTTTTTTGTTTTGGGCAATAGAGATATATCTGTTACCAGATATTGGCAATACAATGTTACTTGGTTTTGACATAGTCAAAGTCCTTTCAATTAGTTATTAAAAATAACTACGAAGTTGCTCTTTAACACCTATATGCTTTACACTTACTCAAGTCCATAGGACTCGTGGAATTTAGCACAGGTGGCATCATCCTTCGTAGCCAGTTTGTAGTATATACAACTACTACTTCTAAGAGAAGTAAGTAGTAGTTATATATAAGTTGTTTTGGTTGTCAACGATTAAGTTAACTAAGTAGTATATAACAAAAATATATATAATACATAAGTATTATTATATATATTTTTGTATACTACTATAGGATTGGGGAAATGAGATAGCATTGAATTTATTACATAAATTGTGATTGAAAGAGTCTTATCTTACTCTTTCTTATTGATATCAAGAGACTCAAGAGACTCAAGAGAGAGTCTAAGACTGTCAAAGAATTGACATAAACTGTCAAATAAATGACAGAAGTGTCAGATAAATGACATGTCAAAGTTTTGACACCAGTGAATCTGGGCAATTTACTGCAATTAAGAATCATTCTCACTGCAATTAAGAATCATTCGCAATAAATGTTCTACATTTGTTCCCTGTCAAAGTTTTG